GGCGAAGATGTACAAGGAGGCGCAGTCGCTGATCGGCCGCCAAGGCAGCGAGCTGGGCGATTTGCGCAGGCGCACCGACACGGCGATCCAGGCGAGCCTGGCCGCGCTGAGCCAGCGCCGGGAAGCGTCGACACCGAAGGTCGAGGCGCCCGCCGAGCCGGAAAAGATCGACGAGGCCGAGTTCTTCCGCGCGCCGGGCGATGCGATCGCAAAGGCGATTGCCGCGCATCCGGTCATCAAGCGGATCGAAGAGACGCTGGGTAAGTCGGCCAAGGACCAGGCGGTCAGCCGGGCCGAGCAGGCGGCCGAGCGCTTCAACGGCGCGCACCCGGACGCAGCGGAGATCATGGCTAACCCGGAGTTCCGCCAGTGGGTCGGCGCATCGCGCGTACGCCAAGGGCTGCTGATGCAGGCGCACCGTGACTTCAACTTCGAGGCCGGGGACGAGGTCTTCGGCACCTGGAAGGCGCTCAAGGGCATCGGCAAGAAGGCTCCGGCGCCCGCGGCTACGGTTGATCCGGCGGCGGAAGAGGCGGCGAATGCCGCAAAGGCCGCGGAAGCCGGGCGTATCCTTTCCCAGCAGGCCAAGCGCAAGCGCGAGTTGGCGGCGGGTAGCGTGCCTTCGGGTGGCGGCGCCGGCGGCAGCGGGGCGCCTACGGGGTCGAAGAAAATTTTCCGCCGCGCGGACGTCCTGAAGCTCATGGAGACGGACCAGGACAGGTACGAGCAACTGGCCCCGGAGATCGAGGCGGCCTATCGCGAGGGCAGAGTTCGTTGATGCCCCTTGAGGTAGTCAACGGCCGCCCGCCGAACTACGAGGCGATCGTTGCCCTGTTCCCGGGCGCCGCGCATCCGGGGGTGCTGTTCGCTTACGGAAACCGCATCTACACGCCGGGCGGCCGGAGGCCAACGCCGGCGTTGCAGGCTCACGAGCGGGTGCATTGCGAGCGGCAAGGCGACCGTCCCGATCCGTGGTGGGAGCGGTATTTGATTGACACAGGTTTTCGGCTTGAAGAAGAGCTACTTGCGCACCGGGCTGAGTATCGCGCGTACTGCGCGCGTCACGCCAACCGGGTAAAGCAGGCGCGGGCGCTCGACTGGATCGCTGAAAAGCTGGCAGCCCCTCTCTACGGCGGCCTGATCTCCCAGGAGGGCGCCCGACGGGCGATTTTAGGAATCTGATATACTGGTCTTGTAGTAAAGGCAACAGACTCACCATCTAGTTTTCCTCGTCGGGCAAGGCGGCACTCCTCCGACGACTCCTGAAGTGCCCGCCCCCTTGATCGTCGTTGAAGGGAAAAGCGAATCCTCTGACGCTCGCCCGCGAAAGCGACCGGCGACAACCGCGTCTGGCGACTTTCTTTTCTCGCTTTTCAACTTTCTTTCGAGGAGATTCAAATGGGTTTTGCATTCGGAGATGACAATGTGATCGCGGCTGACCTGGCTTCGTCCGGTTTCATTCCCGATCTGTGGATGGACGAAATCATGGCAGCGCACAAGAAGAGCCTCGTGCTCGCGGCGCTGGTTCGCAAGATCAACGTAAAAGGCAAGCGCGGCGACAGCGTCACCCTGCCGAAACCGGCTCGCGGTAGCGCGTCGGCGAAGTCGGCCGACACCGTCGTCACTACGATTCAAGCCGCCTCCGGCGCGGCGAGCGTGGTGATTGCGCTCACGGCGCACTACGAATACTCGCGCTTGATCGAAGACATCGGCGAAGTTCAGTCGCTGGCCTCGATGCGCAGGTTCTACACCGAGGACGCCGGCTACGCGCTGACGGTCATCAAGGACACGGTGATCTTCGACGCGGCCCGCACCCTCAACGGTGGCGACGGCGCCTCGACCTGGAACAAGGGCGTGATTGCCGGCGACGGCACGACCGCCTTCGTGGACGCCTCGGGCAACGCCAACGCGACCGCGATCACCGACGCCGGCATTCGGCGCGTGATCCAGATCCTCGACGACAACGATCTGCCGATGAACGACAGGTTCCTCGCCATCCCGCCGGTTGCACGGCGCGTGATGATGGGCCTGGCGCGCTTCACCGAGCAGGCGTTCGTGGGCGACGGCAAGACCATCCGCAACGGCAAGCTGGGCGACGTGTACGGCGTTTCGGTCCATGTGACCAACAACTGCCCGACCCCGACCTCGGCGACGACCGCGAAGGTGGCTCTACTCTCGCACCGCGACGCGCTGATCCTGGCCGACGTGCTCGGGCCGCGCGTGCAGACCCAGTACAAGCAAGAGTACCTGGCGACGCTGCTCACCGCGGACACGATCTTCGGTGTCAAGGAAGCGTACGACAAGGGCGGTATCGCGATGGTCATGCCGGGCTAATTGGGTGATCTGATGTAGGCGGCGGCCCGCGAGGGCTGCTGCCTACGGCTCTTCCCCTCACTCAAAAAGGAAACCCACCATGTCCCGCCAATCCTCTCCCGCTCTTCTGCACAACGAGATCGCGACGATCAACGATCGTCTCGTCACTCTGACTGCGGGCAATCAAACGCTGACTATCGAGGACCACGCCAACCGGCTGCTCGTCGTCAGTTCCGAGCTGACCAACGCCTCGCAGACGAAAACCCTGCCGAAAACAACCGGCTCGGGTGACGTCTACGAGATCGTCAACAACGCCGTTCTTACGCAGTCGCTCGTCGTCGCCGCTCTCGGTGCCGACGTGCTTTCGGGCTCGGCGTTTTTGCTCAGTGAAACCACGACCAACACGGACGTGTTCCACACGACCGCGACGTCGGACAAGTACACGTTCAACGTCACCACGATGGGCGGCCTGCGCGGCGACCGTATCAAGCTGGTCGACATCGCTGCCGGCACCTGGCTCGTTCAGGTTCTCGGCAACGGCTCCGGCACCATGCTTACCGGTTTCTCGGCCACGTAACGCCTGCCATACGGTTTCGTGGGGCGCACCGCAAGCACCCCACACCTACAAAGGAGCGAGAACTTTGGAGCAGCGTCAAGTCCGGGCCAAGCCGGAAGAACTCAGCGTTTGCATCGGTCTGCCCTGCGGGGCAACCCTCCCTTGGCAGACCGCCCTCTCCCTGGCGGCAACGGTTAGAGCGTGCGCTCTTAAGGGAATCCCGGTCGAAGTGGCCGTCATCGCCGGCGCGGCGATCGTGACGGAAGCCCGGAACCAGGTGGTACACGCCTACCTGAAGACCGACTGCTCGAGGCTTTTTCTCATCGACAGCGACATGGCGTGGCAGGAAGATGATTTCCTGCGCATGCTGGTGCTGTCAGAAATAATGCCGGTGCTGTGCGCGTCCTATCCGCGCAAGCGCCCGGATCTGCGCTACACGATCAAGCCGCTTGAAGGCATCGAGGCTCCGCCGAACGAGTTCAACTGCCGCCAGATCAGCGGGACCGGTCTCGGCTTCACGGTCATGCGTCGGGAAGTAGTCGAAGCGGTCGTGGCCGCCGCGGGCAGCGCTTACGACGAGGTGCAGGCCGAAGATATCCCCGACGTGTTCCGAGTGGACACAGTCGAGCGCAATGGCCGCCGTACGCGCCGCGGCGAGGACATGGCCTTCTTCGCGGACATCATGCAGGCGGGCTATCCGATCTGGTACGACCCAAGCATCAAGCTCGGCCATGTCGGGATGCACGTCTTCGGGGGCGGCGAATGAAGCCGCCGCGAGTGATGATCGGCATGCCGATCGGGAGCGGCAGCCTTCCTTGGCCGACCGCAGTCTCCCTCCTGGCGACGGTGCGGGTGCTCGATAAGGAAGGCATCAAGTTCAAGATCGAAGCGCCAGTGAGCTGCAGCGTGGTGCAGTGGGCCCGCAGCACCATTGCGGAAGCGTTCCTGAAGCAGGAAGACTACACCCACCTCTTCTGGATCGACTCGGACATCCAGTGGACGCCGGATGACTTCATCCGCATCCTCGGCTTCGGCGCCGTGCTCGACGTAGTCGGCGCGACCTACCCCTTCAAGAAAGACCCGCCCGGCTTCCTCATCAACCTCGCCGGCGAGCCCGGCAAGGTCGAGGTGAACGGCCTGGGCTGCGTGCGCATCGAGAGCATGGGTCTGGGTTTCACGCTCGTCAAGCGCGCGGTGATGGAGAAGGTGGCCGCCGGGAAGACCCTGATGCGCGACGACCTGAACGGCCACTCGTATCGCGACATTTTCCGGGTGGACCGCACGAGCCGAGACACCCCTCGCGGCGAGGACGTGGCCTTTTTCCATGACGTGAAGGCGGCGGGCTACACGGCCTGGCTCGACCCGAGTGTGAAGCTCGGCCACATCGGAAGCAAGACTTACATGAGCGACCCCATCGAGGCACTCGGGCTGCAAGACTTCGCAAAGGAGATTCACGCATGATCAGTAATTCCAGCTACGAAACCGTCGCCGCATCGCAGACCGACCAGGCCCTCGGGCCGGCTGGCGCCGCGGGCGACTACCTCGACCGGCTCATCATCAAGGTGAACACCGCCGCGACGGCGACCGTTGACATTCAGGATGGTGCGCAGACGGCGATTCCGATCATGCCGGCGTCCCCCGGCGGCGGTGTTGGTGTGTACGTCGTCGAGCTGAAAGCCTACAGCCGCGCGGGTGCGTGGTCGGTGACGACCGGCGCTGGCGCGACGGTCCTTGCGATCGGCAACTTCACCTAACCATGCCGGGTCTCGTTGATCGTTGGGGCCCCGCCGGCTACGAGCCCAGCGGCGGTCCGCAGAGGCCGAACCCTATGGGCATGCTGCCCGCCTGGCTGGTCGAGCTGATCCTCGGCACAGGCATGGCCCCGCCTGCGCCACCGCCGCTCCTGCGTCGCGGCATCCCGGGCGTCAACGGCGGCATGCTGCCGATGCGCCGGCCGTATCAAGACAATTCCCTTCCCTCGCGCGACTTTCCGCCGCGCGGCTAACTC